CTCTAGCATTTGCATTCTTTCAAGCATTGCTTGGTGAAACATCGCTTCTGTGTCATCCATAATTCGCTTTCAAGTTAAACACCAGCCGACTGTACCATGTTTAATTTTAACATACAACCCCCCTTGACATGATTCCGGCATAGTGTATGATCCGCTTAAACCAACCACAGGAGGGCGCATGACCTTAGTAGAGTATTTCAGTGACAAGCCGCGAGGGGCGAAGATCGCTCTCGCTCAGAAGTTGGGGGTGTCCAAAACATGGATGTCTCTGCTTGTGAGCGGGCGAGAACAGCCCAGTGCAGGACTCGCTCTGATGATCGAGAAATTCACCAAGGGAGCAGTGACACGCAAGACACTGCGGCCCGATTTGTTTGGAGACATCAAGTGATCTGGTACAAATTCCATCTCGGTGATTACATCACCCACACACTGCACTTGTCGGATGCCGAAGACCTCGCATACCGTCGACTGCTTGACCTGTACTACATGAGCGAGAAGGCAATCCCGCTCAATACAGAGGAGGTGGCCCGAAAAATCCGCTTGGATTTGGACATAACCGAATCGGTTTTGGGGGAGTTTTTTGAAAAGACCGAAACAGGGTATCGAAACACTCGTTGTGATGAGGAAATCGCTAAATATCAACATCAAGTTGCTACAAACCGATCCCTCGGAAAGCGAGGCGGGAGGCCGAAGAAAACCGAATCGGTAACCGAATCGAAACCGAACACAAACCCTAAGAAGATACAGAATAAGAATATAAATACATCGTCGAGGTTCGACGAGTTCTGGTCTGTATGGCCCCAAAGCAAGCGCAAGGTGGGCAAGGCGGCTGTTCTGTCGAAGTGGGAGAGGCACAACCTCGACGAGGTGGCTGACCTCATCATCGCCAATGTCAACGACCTGAAAACCTCAGAGCAGTGGACATCGGGTTTTGAGCCAGCGCCGATGACCTACATCAACCAGCGTCGGTGGGAGGATGAATGCTTCCCCGAGCAGAACATGGCCCAAGGGCGGAGGGTGATATGACCCCGCTCGAGCGAATGCTTGGGAGCCTGCAAAAGGTCAAGGGCAGGAATGGGTCTTGGACTGCTTGCTGTCCGGCGCATAACGACAAGGGGCCATCCCTCGCTATTCGTGAGACTTCGGATGGTCGCATCTTGTTGCACTGCTTTGCCGGGTGCGATGTGCAGAACATCGTGACTGCCGTCGGCTTGGATATGACCGACCTTTTCCCACCAGAGGAGAAGCGCCGAGACTACCCGGTCGAAGGTAAGCCGAAGGTCAAGCCTGCGTTTTATGCAAGCGACCTCCTGCGCATCATTTCGTTTGAGTCGCTGGTCGTAATGATCTGCGCCTACGACATGAGCAAAGGGAAAAAACTTAGCGAAGACGACATGGAGCGATTGAAAGTGGCAAGACAGCGAATTGAGGAGGCGGTTAACTATGCAGGCGTCTAACATCCAAGACCGAGCCAAGGCGCTCGATGAGGCACGGCGCGTTCGGCTCTTGAAGTCCGACGAGGTCGACATGGAGAAGTACCTCCATGCGACAGACATCACGCACAAGGTGCGCGAGGTAAAGGGTTGGATCGATGAGTTGCGCGACGAGATCAGCAACCCGGTACATGAAGTCACCCACACCATGCCATGGCCGAAGACGCACGGAAGTTTCAGGTTCCGTATGGGTGAGGTCACGCTATATGCAGGATCGAATGGTGGCGGAAAGTCTTTGATCACTGGTCAGGTGGCGTTGAGTTTGCTCAGGCAAAAGCAGAAGGTCTGCGTTGCATCGTTTGAGATGAAACCCAAGCGCACGCTGTATCGAATGCTCAGGCAGTTCGCTGGCGAGAACATCGAGTTCCCAAAGTTCATGTCGAAGGACAAGTACATGGGCCGCTTGTTGGATCGCTTCCATGCATTCGCAGGCAACAAGATGTGGTTCTACGACCAGCAGGGCACGGTGACGGCACAGCAGGTCATCGCGGTCACTCGATACTGCGCGATGGAGTTGGGTGTGACGCATATGTTCATCGACTCGCTGATGAAGTGCGTGGCCGGGGAGGATGACTACAACGCACAGAAAGCATTCGTCGATGAGATCACTGCGCTGGCCCGCGATCACAACATTCACATTCATCTGATTCATCACATCCGCAAGTTGCAGAACGAAGAGTTGCAACCGAACAAGAACGACATCAAGGGCACGGGCGCGATTGCAGACCAAGTCGACAATGTGTTGTTGATGTGGCGGAACAAGAAGAAGGAACACGACAAGCAGAAGAAGGGAACCGCAGACGATAAGTTGCCTGACGCTGTGTTGATGTGTGAGAAGCAACGAAACGGTGAGAGCGAAGACTGGTTCAATCTCTGGTTCGATAAAGAGAGCCAGCAGTTCGTTGAGATGCCGGGGGCGGCCACCATGTCATTTGATGACGGAGGAGCATTTTGAATGTCGCAGGAGGAGCAGAAGGACAAGGTGATGATGAGCATCGCCATCGTTGTCTCGTTCGATGGGTCATCCGAAAACGATTACAAGATCGCGATGGTGCGCTCAGATGGCTCAAGGGATATTCAGATGACAAAGGTCTCTACCGTAAGGGATGGAATGATCTGCATCCCGGTTCGATACTTGAAAGAGATGTTCTCGATCAGTGGAACAAGGGCAACAGAGGAACAGATGGAGAGTGGAAATGATTGAACTCGCCATGCCATGGCCTCCAAGCGTCAACCGCTATTGGCGAACATTTCAGGGCCGCATGATCATCAGCGCAGAGGGTCGCACATACCGAAGGGTGGTGGCCGAGCAAGTGATGATTCAGCGCGGCGCAAAACACTACGCAGGCAAGTTGAAGGTGACCATCGAAGCATGGAGACCCGACAACCGCAGGCGTGATTTGGACAACCTGTTGAAGGCTGTACTCGACTCTCTCACGCACGCAGGCGTGTGGGCAGACGATGGGTTGATTGTTGACCTGCGGATTTACTGGGCACCGGACATCGGTGGAATGTTGAAAGTGAAAATTGAGGAGGTGGTGAAATGACAGAGCCGAGCATGAAGCAAGTGTGGGCGGGCATGGCGATGATGGCCTTACTACTCGACAAAACCTATGAAGGCGACCTTGCAGACCTCGCCGCAGACGCATGGCGTATGGCTGACATGATGGAGAACGAGGAGGAAGACCGTGACGAGTAAGCAGGCATTCGAGTTGATATTTGGTCAGTACGGCATCAACGATGCTGGCATCAAGATTTGGGAGGCGGCTGTAAATTGGGAGCGTCGCGAGATCGAGGACACCGTGAAGCGTTACCGCTCACGCAATGCCGAGAATGTCTCACGCAGAACAGCGGCGGAGTCGATCATCACTGCGATCAAGCGGAGGGACAAAAAATGCTAGACGCAATCATTGGGGTGGCAACTTGGTTCTTTTTAATTTCGGGCGTTATTGCATGGGCCGTCTTCGGTTTTTGCTTTTGGCTCTACAACTTGGATAGGAGATAAAAATGTTTGACTCATTCGGTGATTTTTTCTGGTCATTCATGGCGCTGTCTGGCGTGATGTTTTGGCTGTGTGTAGCAATCATTGTTGTGCTGGCAATTCGCCGTCACAAAAACAAATTCAGGAGGGTCTACGATGTCAAATGAAACACGCGATCCGCATGAGGCAGTCGACTACATCCTTCTCAATGCAAAGAAGTTTGCCAAGGCAAAATCCGAGCGCGTGTACCTCGAGGAATTCCGCAAAAGCCTGAAGGCCATCTTGATGAAGCGATCCATGGAGTCGGCCATCGGTGCGCAGGAGCGAGAGGCGTATGCCCACGAGGAGTATGTCGACCTGCTCAAGGGACTGAAGGAGGCCATCGAGATCGAGGAGAAGTTGCGCTGGGACTTGATTGGTGCGCAGGCCCGTGTTGAGATTTGGCGAACCGAGCAGGCGAACAACAGGGCCGAAGGCAAGGCAACGATATGAACATCTTCCAACTGAATGTGATTCACGCACTAGGTTGGGTGTTCGTGTTGTTCGACGGCTGGGAGTTGCATAGTCATTGGTTGGCTGGTATTGGCTTTGTGATGATGGTTGTGTCCATGTTTTTCATCTGCAAAAAAGGAGAATGAAAGTGGTTGCGAAAGTTGGTAAGAAAAAGTTGGTGCTGGTTGCCGATATGGCGCCAGTGAGAAAGCAAGAAGAGACCTACACCACCACGTGGGGCAAGGTGTGGACTCACGGCGCATATGTAATGACCACATGGAGGAGGCACGGGTTTGTGCCGCCCACCGAATACCGCAATGACTATCGATTCAAGATCAACCGTGAATGTGGAGAACTAAATGATTGAAGACCCCGAAGAAGAAGCGTTTGTCGAACTTGAGAAAGCGCAGGGCTGGCGCAAGCGCCAAATCGAAGAGATGAAGCAAATCAACGAAGCGTTTGACTCGGAGTACATCAAGTACCGCGACGCATTTCCAAAAGAGAAGTACATCGTGCCAATCGAGCGTAATGAAGTGCTTGAAGAAGTTGCCAAGGAATTTGACAAGATGCACGCGCTCGGCGACACCGCCGCCTCGTTTGCAGTATTCGTAAGGAACATGAAGCGATGACCGAGCAAGCCAAGACCTACACCTGCCAAGTTTGCAGGGTGCGACCAGCCGTCAAGAAGACCATGAGCAATGGCGGCAAGATGATGTGGCGGTGTCAGACCTGCGCCGACCTCAAGAATCGTTCAGGTTTTACG